GGCGTCCCGTCAGGCATCAGGAGCGGGGTCACGACGTCGCCTCTGGCCGTTCCCAGATTGCCATTCGGCATTACGGTCGGCGTTCCACCGCTTGCCAGCTTGACGTTCAGCTCGTCCATGGACGCAGCAAGGCGCTCAGTCTGAGCCGTCGCCGCTGCGGTGAGGCGCTTGTCGGTGTCAGCGGCGCCGGCATCCCGTGTCAGGCGCGCGGCTTCGGCGGCCGCCTGCGTGGCAGCCTTGGCGGCGAGGGCGCGCGCGGTGATGTCCACGTCTTGGGTCGCCCTCGCGGCGTCGATGCCAAGGCCCTGACGGTCAGCGGCAGCGGCGTTGTTTTCCGCGTTGAGCGCCGCCGTTGCCTCGCTGGAAAGCAAGCCTTCGCTGGCGCGGGTGTCTGCTAGGGCCGTCGCGGCTGTGGCGGCGCGCTCGGCGGCCGTTGTGGCGGCGTCGGCTGCGCGGCCGGACCCAACCTTCGCGGCTGCGGCGGCCACTTCTGCGGCGGTGGCATCTCTGTCCTTGGTGGAGACCTGAGCGGCTTCGCGCTCGCTAGTGATGAACGCTCGCTTTTTGTCATCAGACATGAGGTCATAGGCTTGCTTTTTTTCGAGGCTCAGCCCCTCGTAAAAGCGGCCTTCGGCGCGAAGCTCAGCGGCCGTCAGATTGTCCTCTTTCCTAATCGTGTCCTGGCGGTCATTGGCGGCGTTGGTCGCAGCGGTCGAATTGTCGTTCCGCAGCGTCTCAAGCTCAATCGCCAGCCGAGAGGCCGCAGTCTGCCGACCGGCCGCGGCACTGTTGTTCGCCGCGTTCTGGCCGGCGGTGAAAATCTGGCTGTCCTTGCGCTCCGAGGTCTGCTGATCCCGGTTGGATTGGTTTTCGCCTGCCGTGAAGGTGTTCTGATCCTTCCGCGCCGCCTGCTCGCGAGCAAACTTAATCTCGTCGCGACGCGCCTCCTTCGCCGACGTCGCCTGCTCGACCAGCCCCTTGCCCGCGCCCTCAGCCGCACCGGCCAGCGCATATCCGAGAAGATTTACCATCACATGCCACCCTTGTCCTTGCGGCGCATTTCGGCGCGGCGCTGCTGACGGTTCATCGGCGGGGCGCCCGCATCGAGCATGGGCGCTCCACCCGGAGCGGGCGGCGCCGCGGGGGCGGCCGGGGCTGCGGCGCCGGGGCCGCTGAACAGCCCGCCGCCCTCGGCGCCCTGATCCGCCCCCATGTCCGCACCGCTAATTTGGCCCTGCCCCGCGCGGATCTCGTCCATGGCGGCGGCGCTGCCCTCCTTGGTCACGATCCCCATGCCTTGCAGCGCGACGCGCACCTCATCGAACGCCCGGATCATGGCGCCCTGCACCATCTTCTCGTCCGTCGAGAACGGATGAACCCCGGCGTCCTCGGATCGCTCGATCACGTTCTCCACGATCTCGGACGTCCCATGCAGGATCACGTCGGGGGGGATTTCGGCGCCGGACTTCTTCGCCGCCTGGATCACGCGCGAGATGATCGCCGCCGAGACAAGCGCCACGCCCTCGCGCGGATCTTCGGTGTCCAGCGACCGGATGATCTTCGCCGACGCGGCCTTGTCGTTCAGCGCCAGAATGCCGCTCGACACGAACTGATTGTAGACGCCCTGCTCTGCCTCGCCCGCATCCTCGCCCTGCGCCGGTGGGTTGGTGGCGCCGAACGCCGCGTTGGAAGTTGCGCCACCGGCGGCCGGGGCCGCCATGCCGCTCATGTTGTCGGGAAGGTTCGCCATGGGGTGATCTCGCTCGCATGGGGGCAGCACGAAAAAACCCGACCGCCATGTGGGGGCCGGGTTTTCTGCGGTGTCGCCGAGGGTAGGGGCTTAGGTGGTGGAGCGGACGACCTGGCGCTTCTGCGGGTCATAGATAAACCGGCCCGCCGTGTTCTGCGCCGGGGCGCCGCCGCGCGCCCACTTGTCGGTCGGCGTGGGGAGCGCCGCATTGTCCGGGACCGCCTGACCTTGGAGGGCCGCATAGTCGATGTTGTAGCTGCCCGATATCCGCGCCTGCTCCGCCGCCGCCGCGTCCGCCGCGTCCCCGGCGCCCATACCCGCCATGACGCCTTTTCCGAGGCCGCTGACCGTCTCACCGACAAGCGAGCCATTTCGCTCGACCCAGCCGCCAGCGCCGAACAGCCCGCCGCTCTCGGCCGGCGCCGCCGCTGCCGGGGTTGCCGCCGCCGCGCCGGAGCTGGCCGGTCCCGCCGTGGCGCCGCCAGAGGTGGCCGCGCCGCCCGTGGCCGCGCCCGTGGTGGCGTTGGTTCCGTTCGCCACCCCTGCCGGCCCGCCAGCGCCAGGCATCCCCGGCGCCCCCGGCGGTGCGACCGGAGCTTTGGCGAACGTATTCGCCAGCGGGTCCACATTGTAGCCGAGCCCGCCCAAGGCGCCGCCGGTGATCGCGCCAGTCACCGCGCCGCCCGCCGCGCCTTCGAGCACGTCCCCGCCAGTGAGCGCCGCCATGCCGCCGCCGATCGCAGCCCCGTAGCCGGCCGAGGTCAGCGCGCCGGTCAGAACGCCCGCCGCCGTGCCGCTGAGGCCAAGGGACGAGGTGATGCCCGCCGCCGCCGCCCCCCATCCGCCAGCCATGGCGCCGACGCCGAGCGCCGCGCCCGCGGTGAACACCACGGCGGCGATCATAAACACGGCGCCGATGATCTTGCCGATCGTGGATGAAGTGATCTTTTTGAACACTTTTTTAACGCTGGACCAGAAACCCATGATGCTGCCTTATCCCACGGCGGGCACAGGTGCCGCCTCAGTTGCCCACTCGATATTGATGCCGAAGAACGCTTCTGTGACGGCGATCCTCCTCGACAGCTCAGATCGGGCAAGCGCCACCTGATCCTCCCGCTGCTGCGCGTTCATGTTGGTGTTCGACATGATGCCCTGATACTGCGCGCTGTAGTTCGCCTGCGCGCTGTTCAGCATCGTCGCCGCATTGGACTGCTCCGCCGCATCGAGGTTCCATGTCGCCAGCTGGGTCTGGAGCCCGCGATCAAGCTGCCGCGTGGCGGCGTCCGACGCGATCTGCGCCTGCTGCCGATCCGCGCTGGCGGCGAGATCGGTAGCCTGCAAGGTCTGCTGCTGCGCCGCGTCGGCGGTTTGCAGGTCGGTTCGCGCGGCAATATCGGCGGCCTGCCTGGCCGACTGCGCCGCGACGTCCGTCTGCTGGAGCGCGGTCTGCGCCGCCTCCTGCTGGGTCTGGCGCGCGGACTGAGCCGCAATGTCCGTGGCCTGATTGGCGCTCGACTGCGTGTAGCCCTGATAGGAAAGGTTCTGCGCCGCGTTCTGCGCCGCGTTCTGCTGGGCCAGCGGCGCCGCGCGGTCCACCATGGCGGCCGTTGACGCCCCCGCGGCCATTGACGACGACAGGAGGCCACGGGATGCCGCGACCTGAAGCCCCTGCGTCCGGGCCTGCAACATGAGCGGGTTGTCCTTCGAGAGAAGCCCGGTCAGCTCCTTGCCGGCGTCTTGGTTCAGCTTCGGATCTTCGGGCTTCGGAATGGTCGTCATCCCGGTGGTCGTCGGCGTCAAAGCCATGGGGCGTCATCCCTTTGATGGGTTTCTGGAGGGGCTGAGGCTGGGGGCGGGGGGGCTATGCGGGACGAGCGGCGTCAGGCCACCCCGTAGACGCGCACAAGCCCTGCGTCGAACGTGCCAGACGCCACGCCCACCACGATTGCCGTGGTCGCCGCGCTGTAGCCAGTGCGCGCCATGCGGGGCGCGTCCGCCGCAAACGCCGAACCTGTTGCAGCCGGAAGGTCGCAGACTGCGCCAAACGCTGTGCCGCTTGTAAGCTCAATGCTAATGTCTCCGTAGAGGAGGTGCGACGCAGAGCCAACCCCATCGGAAAAGTCGCAAGGCCCTAAACGGAACACGCCCGTTCCGGTGCCCGACACGCCGTCCAGCACGAGGCGGACAAACTTGTATGGCGTCAGGACCAGTCCCGACAGCGTTTGCGTCGCGCCCGAGGTTGTCGTGATCGTGCCCAACAGGGTATGCGCGCCGGGGATGCCAGTCAGCGCCGCCCCGCTGCCGGTGAAGCTGTCCGCATCCACCGCCCCGGAGAACGTCCCCGTCGCCCCGCTGACGTCGCCCGTCGCTGCCACGCTCGCCCCGCTGACCTCGCCAGTGCTCGCAACGGATGCGAATGCCCCAGCCGCGCGGGTGGTCCCGCCGATCGCGACGCCGTTGACCGTGCCGCCCGTGACCGCAACCGATCCGGCCGCCTGCGTCGCCATGCTTCCAAGGCCCAGCCCGGTGCGCGCCTCGGTCTGCGTGGTTCCGCCGGTGCCGCCGGTTGAGACCGGGCGCGTCGTGTCGGCGTCCGATGCGAGGTCGAGCGTGATCGACGGGTTCCCCGCGGCGCCGGTGGCGTTGGTGATCGAAAGCCCGGCGCCAACAGCCAAGGTCCGCGACGCCCATGTGCCCGCCGCGGTGCGCGCGAGCAGCCCGTTCGCAGCCGGCTCAACGATGGTCCGCAGCGATGTTGCGGACAGCGCGGATACCCCGCCGGATCCAACCGCTGCGGCCCGGCCGATCACGGTGGATTGCGCCGCCGTCGCCATCTTCGCCACCGTCACCGCGCCGTCCGCGAGCGTGGCCGTCGTCACCGCACCCGCCCCGATCTTGTCCGACGTGACCGCACCGCTTGCGACCTTGACCGCCGTAACCGCGCCGTCCGCGAGCGTGGTCGTCGTCACCGCACCCGCATCAATCTTCACGCTCGTGACCGCGCCCGCGGCAAGCGCAGCCGTATCGACAGCTCCGTCGGCAAGGTTCGAGGCGTCAAAAACAACGGCCCCGAGCTTGGCCGCCGTCACCGCGCCATCAGCGAGCTTTGCCGTCGTAACCGCGTCAGCCCCCAGCTTGTCCGCCGTGACCGCGCCAACCGCAATCTTCACCGCCGTAACCGATCCGTCCTGCGGGATGACGAGGCCAACGATGTTATTCAGGCGAAACACGGTCCCGTCGTAGCGCAGCGTAACGATGCCACCCGCCGGGATCATCCCCGCCTCCAGCTGGGCTCCGCCGAAGTCTCGGATCTGCTTGGCGCCGAGGCCGTTCACGTTGACTGTGCTGGACCCGGTGTTCGCATTCCCGGCGAGCATGTCCACCGTCAGCCCGATGGAATAGGCGGCCGGCCCCGGCGACAAGGCCATCACATAGACATTGGCGCTGCCGGTGTCCGAGGCGAAGGAGATCGTCCCGGCCACGATCAGCCCCGGTGCGGGCAGGGCGTCAAAGGCCGCCTCGATCGCGACAAGCGATGCGCTGATGACTTCGGCGCGGGCGAGGGTGAACGGGCTGATGTTTTCCGGGAACGTGTAATATTCGTTAGCCATCGCCTTTAATCATCCCTCTGTTTGAGTAATCGAGCGTCACCACCGAAATCGTGTGCGGCGGCTGTGCCGTTTCTTCGGTAATGATTGCCAGACTGATTGTTTTCCCGATGCCTTGAAGCGTGACGTTCGCCGTCCCGATCAACTGAGAGGACCAGAAAAAATCGTTCCAGAACGCGGTGTTCCAGAAGCCGCCGCCGCCGCTGACCGTGAAGCTCTGGATTGCCGATGGAGACCGGCGAGGATCGCCATAGTCGTATTCCGCCGTGGCGCGCAGGGTGCTCGTGATGCCCCCCTCAACCTCGATGTGGGCCGTGTGCCACCGCTTGTTCAGCCTCGGGTTTCCGGCGGCATAGAACGAAAGCCGCAGCAGCGCCGTCAGCGTATCCCCGTCGAAGTCATCCCCGCGGTCGAACTGATAGGCCATGCCATCTTCGCCGCCGATCATGGTGATCTCGCCGCCATCCGGCCCGGTGCCTGAGAACGCGCAATGGCAGGTGATTGGCAGATCGAGCGGCATGATCTCGGGATATTTCCGGCCGACGTAGAGCGAAATGGCGGTCCCGTCGGAATAGAAGGCCCGGTAGAGGTCAAGCCCCCGGACGCGCATTGAGGCGACCTGGGTGACGCCGCGCGCCTTCTTGTCTTGGATCAGCTTTTCAACGGACGGGGACAGGCCCGACATGCGCCACCCGCCAAGGTTTTGCGTCGCGCTCAGCTTCCTGATCGCCGCCGTGTCCATGTAGATCGGCACGTTTATCATCTGGAGCGTGTGGCGCACGGCGCCGCTATCGCTGGAAATGACATTCAGCGTGAAATCCGCGGCGCTGGTGCCCGCGAGATAGTCAACGCGATCGGCGGAAAACATCGTCAGCGACGACGCCGCATTGACCGCGCCGACCGGCTCGGACCCGACGGCGATCTCCCCGGCGCCAAGGGCGACGCGGAAATCAAGCGGCTGTCCGATCCCGGAATGCAGCCAAGACCCGGCGTCGAACGACAGGAATAGGTGCTGCCGAAATTCCGCGATATGCCGAGGCTTGTCGACCCCAACGGGAACGGGGCAGGGGATGAAGCTGAACACCGCCCCGTCCCACTCGAACGCCTGGCCGACCCCGTTTGCGCCATACATGCGCAGGAGCGACGCGGCGCCGAAGAAGTTGTGGTTCACAAGCTCATAGGTTCCCCCGGCGGGGAGCACGTTGGCGATGTCCGCGCCGCCTAGCGATGCCGTCCCGCCGGCGCTTGTGGCCGCGCCTGCGGAGAACGCCCCGCCAGACACGCCGGAGAGCGTCAGGAAGCCGATGGCGTCTCCTGCGCCCCAGGTTCCATCCGTGACGATGATGCGCTCTACGGTGGCTGTGACGCCGCCCTGAGAGAGCGTGTCGCCCTCGCTGAACGCCGCTGACCCAGCCGAGAACGCAACAGACCGCCCAAGGTTCATTTCAGACCAGCCGCCCGAGGTCGCTTTGAACATGGCGCCGGAACCAGCGCCAACCGCGTTTCGGAACGCATAGTTGGACCCGGCGAAGGAATGGATGCCGCGCACCGGCCCCTCGCCGGGGACCGCGGTAATGGCCGCCCGGCGGCGGGCACGTTCCAGCAGAAGCCAGGCGGTGGCTTGGGCGTCAGAAGGCGCGTCGCCCTGAACGGGAACGCCGGACATGGTGGCGACCGTGGAGGCCGACACCGCGACGTCCTCGTCCGCCGTAAAGCTGCCGGAAAGGATCGCAATGGGGACGTATCCAGCGGCATCCGACGAGCCCGTGGCCCCGGAGGTAATCACGCCGTCATCGAGCGCGATTGCGACGGCGCCGCTGGTTTCGCCCGTGATCCCGTCCCCGGCGGAAATGACAGCCAGCCCCGCGGTGAAGCTGAGCACCCAGTAGACCGCATTGGATGGAGCCGGGCGCCCATCAAGGCGCTCAAAGCCCGTGATGCGGCGGTAGCCTTTGACGTCGGGCTCATAGTTGAAGCCGCCGATCGCCTTTCCCGGCGCCGTGGACATGGCGGGGGAGGCTAGGTCCAAGCCGCCTGTCATCGGGAATGACTTTGCGATTTGGGTCATGCGATCGCCCCCACGTCGTCAAAGCTGATGCGCGGGAGCTGCGCGTTGAACAGGCGAACCCGTGCCGACGCGGCCTGACGCACATATTGCGCGAGCTGCTCCATGCTTTCGGTCTGGACGGCAAGGATGACCAGCGCGCTTTTCCAGATCAGATCGTGGTGCGCGACAGGGATCTCGGGGATGTCCGTATCGAGCGCAAGCGTCTGAGGGGCCTTCTGGTATTCGCCGCGGATCGTGTAGACAATATCGGGGGTGGGCCACATCACGAATTGGTCCTGCGGGTCGATGCTCCATTCGATCGGGGTGCGCCGAACGGAGCGCGAAACCCCGACCAGCCGCTCCGTCCGAAACGTGGTCCAAGGAATGTATTTCAGGAAACTTTCGCGCCCGGTCGCATCGGCCGGGTCCGAGATTGTCACGCTGGAGTTGGTGATCCATTTCGCGTGACGAACGGCGGCCATGCCCGCGGGGCTGTAGGTGCCGAGATCCGCGAGCAGCGTCTTCTCATACTCGCCGCGCATCCACCGCCAATCCTGGCTGAGCACCTGCACGTCGTTCCAAGCGTCCGCAGTCCACCCGACAATACCTTTGAGCGTGCCGGTCTGGCTGTTCACCGTGAGAGGAACGGTCAGACCAGAGGTGATCCCGCTCTCTCTGGCGACCTTCTGGCAAAGCTCAAGATAGTTCATGCGGTCAGCCCCGCTCGTTCACGGTGAAGCTCTCGCGCCGAATGCTCTGCATCCCGACAAGACGCTGATTTTCGTCGCGCCTGCCCCGCGCCTGGATCGCGTTGTCCAGAGCCTCGACCACAGAGTTCGGAACGATCACCGGCACTTCACGGGCGATCTGGAAGGACGTGCCGTTGACGTAGACCATGCAATAGGGGAGCGCCCCGTCGCGTTGCTGGAGCGTGATGTCGGTGAAGCCCGGCAGGACGCGCGGGGCCTTCGACAGCGGCGCGACGCCGGGCGCGGTGGTCTGGACCGACGGCCCCTCGCCTTCGGGCACGATGTATTCATCGCCTTCGAAAGCCGCATTGATGAGCGCGAGGATGTGCGCGCCCTTGTGGCTGGGACTGACATCGAGGCCGAGATGCATTGCGACGACCCGCAGCTCGGATGCCGGGGCCTCGGACAGTTTGATGGTGGGCATGGAGACATTCTCGCTTGCGAGCGCGCAGCACAAAAAACCCCGGCCGCCAAAAGAGGGCCGGGGTTGCTGTGGTGTCGCGGTGGTGGAGCGGCTTAGGCCGCGGTGACGAGGCCGGCCGCGACGAGCACGGAGATCACGGAATTGACCGCCACGGAGATTTGCGTGCCGGTCCACGCGGGCCTGATTTCGTCGATCGCCGCAGCTGGATCCATCGGACCGGCGGCCCCGGCGAGCATTGCGTCGATTACTTTGCGATGCTCATGGATGCTGCCGCCACCGGCGACGCCAAGCGCCTGAATGGCGGCGGCGCGGTCGTAGTGCAGGAGGGGCATGGATCAGTCCCTTATTTGGCGCGGGACACAAAAAGCCCCGGCCGCCAAAATGGGGCCGGGGCTGCTGTGGTGTGGGGCGGCTTAGGCCGCGGTGACAAGGCCGGCCGCGACGAGCACGGCGATCACGGCATTGACCGCCACGGAAATTTCCGTGCCGCTCGCTGAGACGGTGAGGTCGGCGATCGCCGCGGCCGGGGCCATCGGACCGGCGGTCCCGGCGAGCATCGAGTCGATCACCTTGCGGTGCTCATGGATGCTGCCGCCGCCGGCGACGCCGATCGCCTGCATGGCGGCGGCGCGGTCATAGGTCAGGGTGGGCATGGTTCAGATCCTCACTTGCTGCGCGAGGCGACGTAGCCAAACACCTTGGCCGAGGTCGTCACGGTGGTTCCCAGCGTCACCCCGGCCGACGTCGCAGCGGTGCCGAGATAGGCGCCGATCCCGTTCGACGTAACCTTGGTCAACGCCAGCGCCAGCCCGATCGTCACCGCGGGCACGGCGGCGAACCATTCGGCGCCGGCGGTGCCGTCGGTCAGGTTGATGACGCGGATGTGGTCGGGCACGAACCCAAGCTCCAGGACCATCGCGGACCCGGTTCCGGTGTAGGTGCCGGTATGGCAATCTCCGACAGGCATGGTGATGCCCCTTGTGAAATTTCGTTCAGGAAGCGCCGGGGGCCATCATCGGCCCCCGGCATTGGTTCAGTCGTTCAGCTCGCTGACGCCGACTTCGAGGCGGGCCATCCACGCATCGTTGAGGATCACCGCGGCCCACCACGTCTTCCAGCCCATCACGCCGCGCTGGCCGAGCGGATCGTCCTTGGTGGGCTTCCCGACCGGGATCAGGGTCGGGGACACCGGGCTGCCGCCGCCGGCCGAAGCGCGCAGCGGAACGGTCGCCCACGACTCCTTGGCGAAGTAGATGATCGGGTAGACGTCGACGTTCGTGTCGTCGGTCGCCACCAAGCCGGTGCTGCCGACCGCGGCGCCGGCGGCGAGCCACGGCTCAAGATCCGGCGACAGGATGTAGCGAACATCTTCGACCATGCCGATTTCGTGCGGCGAGATGGTCGAGCGCGTGCCGTAGTCCGAGGTGTTGGTGAACCCCGGCATCTGGCGGATGTCGCTTTCGAGATCGGTGTGGCCGACCGCCACATAGGCGGCTTCGACGGAGCGCGAGCCATATTTCACCGAGCCGTCGAGGACGCTGGTGATCTTCATCCCCTTCTGCTTTTTGAGCGCGCGGGTGATGGCGCGCTGCTTGCGAAGGGTGATCGTGTTCGCGGTCGACGCGCGGGAGGAGCCGGTCGCGTAGAAGACGTTCAGGCCGCCCTTGACGACGCCGTAGTTCAGCGCCTCCATCGTGCGGCCGATGTTCTCGCCATGCATCCCCTGCATGTCCTGGATCACCGGGTCTTCGTGGGTGTCCGCGATGACGTCGGTGAAGTTGGACCAGTCGCCATACTGCGAGAGGTTGACCGTCACATCCTCGTAGCTGAAGGACGTGGCGTCGGGGGTGACGCCCTCGACCAGCGGCGTGGTGGACGCGAGGAAGGGGACCGGGCGCCGAAACTTCATCTCGACGCCCTTGTTCTTGGGCATCGGCTTGGTCAGGGCCAGCTTGTCGAGCACCATGACGGGCTCGGCGTGCTTCAGCATCCCTACGGCAGCGTAGGTCAGCGTGCGCTGGGAAATCCCAGCGTCGTTGGAAAGGGTCATCTCACGTTCCTTTGTGGAGATTTACCGCGGCGCCGTAGGTCAGCCCTGTCACTCGTTGTCGAGGATTTGCATCATCAAGACATCGGGATCGCCGTCCCTCGGGATGCCCGAGGCAAGGGGCCGCCCGCCCCGACGGGGGCCGGCGGTGGCTGATATTTGGCGCTGTCGGCGATTGTCAGCGGTCGGCACGGGAGGTGCGCCGCCATTCGCTTCCTTGAAGCGGCGGATCAGGTCCGCCGTCTCGGTGGGATCTTCGATCTGAGACCCATTTCGCGTCGCCGCGTTTCGGTCCGCGAGCGGCTGATCCATGATCCATTTCGTGAAGGCAGCGTCGTTCTGCTTCACGTAGGCAAGGC